TCCATCATTACCCGCGACGGCGAATGGATGCCCATAGCCTTACGGATAGGTCCGGGGATCTTGTCCACCAGTTGCTGAGCAGCGCCGAGCACTGCGCCAGCGGCATTCTTGATACCGTTGACCAGGCCCTGAACGATATTCCTGCCGATGCCGGTAAGCATCGAACCGGCCTTGGAAAAGACGCCAACGATCAGCTTCGGTATTCCCTGAACCACTGCGACAACGGCAGTCTTGCCAGCACTGAATACCAGCTTCAAGGCGGCCCAGTGAACCTGAACAATCGTCTTAGCCAACTGGAAAGCGACCCGGAACGGTGCCGAAACGATAGAACCGAGCTTCGACAGGACGCCACGGATTCCGCCAACGCCACCAGCGAAGCGTCCGCGAATGAACGTCCACGAACCGGTAACAATCGACTTGGCAATCTGAAAAGCGAACCTGTAAGGCGCAGTAATGAACTTAATGACAAAGCCCATGACGTTACCAATAGCCTTTGTGCCACTGGAGAATACGCCCTTGATCGCTCCCCATCCGGACTTGCCGAACCTCAGAATTCCAAGAATGCCCTTCTTGAAGACAGACAGGATTCCGATATTCATCCAGATTTGGAAAGCGCCCTTAATCACGTTGATAGCGCCAGAGAAGATCGTCTTCACAGCGGCCCACATGCCGCCCCAGTCACCCTTAACCAGTGCGGCAATCAGTTTAAACAGGCCGCCCAGAATCTGGAAGACACCCTTAATGACGTTGATTGCACCCTTGACCACGCCAATAACAGCGTTGCCGAGGAAGTTAAGAATGAACTTAACGACCGGAGTCAGTACCGGGATGATCGCGCGCACTCCCGGCAGGAACTGCGTAGCGATAACCTTCCCGATTGCGTTCAGGCCAGGGCCAACGGTCGCCATGAGCTTGTGACCGAAGTTCTGAATAACCGGAAGGATCGCGGAAACGAATCCCTTAATCACCGGGCCGAGCTTCTTAAACTCGCCCATGATCGCGGAGCCGACACCGCCCCCGGAGGCTTGACCCTTCAGCGAACTGAAGAGCTTCTTAGCCGCGCCAGGGCCCTTAGCGGAAAGGTCCAGCAGCTTGTTACCAACCTCAGTCAGGCCGGGAGCCAGGCCCCGATACAGCGCCTGTCCGGCGCTAGTGGACTGAGCCTTGATCCGGTTCACCAGACCAGAGAATCCAGCTGTCTTAGCCTGAGCCGTCTTAGCCGCCGTGCCAGTGGCACTGATCGACTTCATTACGCCGTCAAAGCCCTTGACGCCTTCGGAGGCGAAAGCGTTCACGGCTCGCATAGCGTCAGCGCCGAAGATTTCCCGGATAGCCGCGTTCCGCTTCTGGTCGCTCAGCTTGTTAAGAGCCGGGAGCAACTGAGTTAGAACCTTACGGAAATCAAGGCTCTTGCCCTTGGAGTCATAGACGTTTACGCCCAGATCCTTAAGCGCCTTGGAGGCTTCCTTTGTCGGCGCATTCATCGCCATGAGCATTGTCTTAAGCGACGTACCGGCGTCCGACCCTTGCAGGCCGTTATTCGACAGCAGCGCCAGCGAGGCAGCCGTCTGTTCAATCGACAGACCAGCTGACTTGGCCGCCAGGCTTGACATGGAAAGGCCGTAGCCAAGATCCGATATGTCGGAGCTAGAAGCGTTAGCGGCATTCGCCAGAGCGTCAGAAACCCGCCGAGCATTATCCGCCGACAGCTTGAAAGTGTTCAGCGTGTTAGCCACCAGAGCCGAAGCCTCAGCGACACTCACCTGACCAGCAACCGACAATTGCATAGTCGCGTTAACCGACTTCATCGCCTGATCAACGGACTGCCCTGCCTTGACCAATTCGACTACGCCGTTAGCGGCGTCACCAGTCGAGAGACCCAGCTTTGCGAAGCTGCCGGACATTCCTTCAAGGCGGGTAGCGATTTGCTGAGTAGTTGCGTCTGTGGACTGTCGCAGAGATTCAATCGTGTTCAGCGACTGCTCATAGCTGGCCCCAACCTTGTAGATCATTCCAGCGGCAGCGACACCAGCTACAGCAACGCCAGCGGCCATAGACGCGCCGACCCTAGCGACGGTCGCGCCCATAGCCGAAAACTTGCCAGCGCCCCCGCTGGCCTTCTTACCCGCTCCCTCAGCCTCAATGCCAAGGTCACGGAGCATCTTTTGTCCGCTCTTACCGTTGCCGACTACGACAACCTTAAGCGTGCGGGTATCCGCCATTAGGGTTCGCCCTCGCCTTTTCGTATTCGCTCATGTATTCCTGAAAGGCGGAATACTCGGACACGGTTAGTGCCCTTAGCTCGGGCAATGACATTCGGTAGAAGTGGCAGAGTGCGGCGTGATCCTTTAGTCGGTCTCGCCGCTTTCGCCGTTTCCCTCAGGCTCGGACTCGCCGTTGTCCACGATTTCGAGACTGGAAACGCGCACGTTCCGCGCGTCGTCAACAGTGAAGTTAGGCTCTTCGGCCCGCTTCATAATCCAGATCAGCGCCTTAAGCGCCTTAGCCGACAGCTTGACTTCCGTCTCGGGACGGCCCTTCTCATCGCGCACGAGGTTGCCGTCTTCGTCCTTCACCTGAACGGGCTTGATCGCATCGAACAGCGAGCTACCGGTAACATCCTCGAAATCCTCAAGGTCACCGATCGTCAGCGCGTCGGGGTCAATCCGCAAAGCTACCTTGTCAGTCATTGCCTTTATCTCCACTCCGTTTAAACGTCTTAGTCTGGGAACGCTCGCTCACTCAAAGCGTCTAGCGTGTCCATGTAATGCTTGAAAATGTCCCGACCCGATTCACGGATAGCGGGATGCAGGAAGTAACCCGGTCCACCGGCCCAGCCGCCGAACTGGTTACCCCGCCATGTCTTGAATTGCTTGTATCGGTACGAACCGAACTCGGCACCCTTGAAATAAGGGGCCCTTCCGCCGCCACCGGACACGACCACGGCGTCAGCTCTGCGGGAAGCCCTGAGGCTCTTAGCCGCTTTGTTGGCGAGCCGCGAATCTGCTTGGGCTTTCTTCCTGGCTTCCGTCACCAGTTCCCGGCCTAGCCGGTAGGTGACATCCTTCATTGCCTTGGGATATTCGTCTGATAGCTGGCGAAGGGCCCTGGCGAAATCGCCAAGGCCGTCCACCTTGAACTCATCCATTACGGCGAGGGGAACTTGTACGCAATCGTGATAGCCGAAGCCGCGCCGTCCGTGAGAGCCTTACCCGAAAGGTTAAGCTCGACAATCTTCATGCCGTCAGCGTTGACCGGGCCCTCATCGAACCGACCAAACGGAAGCGTGACCAGCAGCTGTCCGCCCTGCGGGGAATCCCAAGTCAGGGTGATAGCCGCAACAGCGTTAGCCGCCACAGAAGCCGCTACACGGTTGTAGTGAGTCACGCCCTCGAATTCACCCTTAAGCTCAAAGGTGTACTCCCGAAGACCTTCCTCAAGAGGCTCCTTCTTCGTGGTCCCGTTCACGCCCCGCAGGAAATACCGGTCAGTCTTGAGACCGTTCTCAGCCTTAATCGACGCATCGGAAACGGCGAACTCAGTACCGCCAATAGTCACAGCGCCACCTACGAAGGTGAACAACTGCGTGCCCGCGATATAGGTCGGGGTCGCCAGGGCCTGAGCGCCAGCGCCAGCGCCGATAAGCTCCCCGGCGTAGTCCATGTCCAGCGACAGATTCAGAATGCCGTCAACCGCGTTGGAAAGCTCGAACCCCTTAACCTTTCCACCCTTGTAGTGGAACGGAATAATGGTCCCGGTATTGTCGGCCCGCCCGATCTGAGTCGAAAGGCTCTTACCCTTAAGGTCGCCAACCGTGTAAGTGTTGGTCTGGAAACCACCAGCCGGAGTGCCCAGAGCCTCAGCGCCCAGCATGTGCTTAAGCAGAAGATCAAAGCCCTTATCTAGAACCTCAAGCTTCAGATCACCTTCAGCACCCTTCGGGTTAGGGGCCCATCGGTCATTCCGCAGAACACGAGTACCGGCCCTCACAGCCTCGGACTCGATACGCTCATACTTGCCGGAGATTCCCTCCGACTGGAATTCGTAGAAACTGGCAGGCGCTACAAGCGTGCCATAAGTGGACTCACCCGCGAGTCCCACAAACTGATCGAACACGGAAGCCATTAGCTAGCCTTCTCCTTCTTCGGCTGGCTCACCTTGAAATCGGCACGTGCGCCCAGCGAGTCAGCAGTCTTGTCATCTAGCGAAACGGCAACGCCGTTCGGAAGCTCGGTCCCGTCAGGCAGAATTACCGCCTCATACGGGCCGACATAGGTAACGTCCTTCATTGCTCTCCTAGTACCGGAATCGGGCCGTAAAGACGGCTTCGCCCTCGAATTGCGCCTCGATCGCTTCCGTGGATGGAATCGACAGAAGAGACTTAGGCATGAATCCAGCCGTCACCACAGACGGAATGATTTTCGGAGCGGAATCAAGAATGTCCTCAATATCCGCCATGAGTGCGGCAGCCGCCGTCTCAGCCTCTTCCGCAGTAGCGGCAGTCATTTGCAGATTCACGGCGACGGCGATACGGAACGTTTCCTCACGGGACCGATTAGTTGCCCATTCGGAGGAATCCCAGCTGATACCGCCGATCATCACCCAGCGCCGTTCAGGCTCCCGCGTCGGATATGTCCATGTGCGCTGAACCTGCGCAAGTGACGGGATAGCGTCTACGCGAGACTTGAAAGCCGCCTTTACTTGAATCGCGCTATTCGCCATTAACCGGCCCCCAGTACGTCACGCAAAATCCGATAGGTGTACCGGCTCAGGGTGGCGTCTACTTCGGGAATGCCTGTCTCCCAGCCGCTCCGGCCAGCAGTAGCGAGAGTGAAATTTCCGCCCTCGGCAGCCACGAAAGTCACGGCACGGTCAGGAACACCGGAGCGCTCAGCCGCCAGCATGGTCCGAAGTCGAAGGATTCCGACTCGGGCCACGTCGTCAGGAACTACGCGAAAGCCGTAGTCAATTACGGCAGTTAGCCGGTCACCCTCACAGAAGCTCTGTAGGCCGCTCAGAAGCCCTGAGTCGTCTAGGTGATAGTCGGCTACCGTCAGGGCCCCATTGGGCCCAGAGAGGGCCACCAGAGCCGCGCAGTCATGCAATCCGACATAAGCCGTGTCAGTGCCGTCAGCCTGAAACTCAACAATCGCCGTACGCGGCGTGAAGCTCCGGCCAGTGATCCGCTCAAACTCAGCCTCGATCACTTCCCGATAACCGCGAATGTCGGCAGCTGGGAAGCGGGCCGTGTCCTCAAGCTCTACGTCTCCGGCCCGCGCCTGCGGGACCGTGAACAGGAAGCCTCCGACGATTTCAAAACTCGAAGTCTCTTGGTAGCCGGTCCCGGTCCAGCGGGCCGTGTAAACGCCTTGCGTAGCCTTATCGTTTGGAATGGTCACCGTGTAAACGCCGTTGACCGGCGTAATGTTAGTGACCTGCGTCACATATGTACTCGGGTCGCTGTTGCGCCATACGTCCACTGAGACAGAAGGGACGGTGATAACGTCCTCATCATTCAGGAACGTATGAGAAACGCTCGCGGCCCTTCCACTCAGAAAACGCATGGGCTATCAGCCGCCGTTCTTAGGCGGACGCCCAGGGCCCCGCTTCTGCTCAACCTCAGCAGGCTTTTCCGGCTCAGCCTCAGGCTCATCCTCGACAGCCTCAGCGTGCTTCGCCTTAATCAGCGCCTCAGCGCTCTCCGTGTCATCGCCGAAATCGACAACCTCGCCGTAATGCGGCAGGACAACACCATTCATGCGAGCCGCGTAGAAAAGCTCGCTAGTCATACGCACCTTCATAATCGGTCCTCTCTTATTCAGAAGTCGCCAAAAGAAAGAGGGGCCCCCGGAGTGGTAGGGGCCCCTCAAACCGATTACGCAGTGAGCGTGATCTTCGCAACCGACGCAGCGTCAGACTGGCCCGAGTCAACCCGGACGTTCGCCTTCCAAGCCACGATGTCGGAATCCCAGCCGTACTCGTCCGAGCGAGAAACGGTCGCGCCGCCGACAAACCGGATGATGAACTTAGAGAAGTCACCGAACAGCGCCGGAATCTTGCCCGCGCCAGTCGCAACGTCCATGTTCACGTCGGTAACAACCTGCTTACCGAGCAGGGTGTCCGGAGCGCCCAGCTGGATACCGTCCTGCCAGACGTACCGGCCCTGACCATCCTTCAGCAGTCGCGCCGCCAGCACGAAGTCATCCGAGACATACCACTTCGCGTTGCGCCGGTAAGACGGAGTAATCGAGTGCTGGAAAGTCACCAGCGCATCCGTGGTAATAGCCGCACGGTTCGCAAGCGCAGTGTTCAGCGTGGTAGCGGTAACCAGACCCTGCGGGCCCGTAGTGCCGTCACCCTTCAGGAAGTCAACAGCGGTCTTAATCGCCAGCGACTCACCCAGATCCTGAGCAATGATGCTCTCAAGCGGCAGCTGAGTGTCCTTCAGCATTTCGTAAGTCGCCTCAGCGATAATGCCGTACTTGAAAGCGTCAAGGGTGAACCGAGTGAACGAACCCTTGCTCTTCGTGTAAGTCGCGCCTTCAGCGACCGCAGCCGCAACAATGCGACCGTTCTTCAGCGGCCATTCCATCTTCTCACCCGAAGACGTGACCACAATCCGAGCGCCAGACTGAAGAATCGGAGAAAACTCCGTCAGGCTCTGAAGAACCTCAGCGACAAACTTGCTCTGAACCGTGGTACCGGCCCACGCGCTGTCAGTCAGCTTGGCAGTGTTAGTGCCAGCCGCACGAGTGTCGAACGCCGGGACGGTCAGGTCCAGGTCGCCGCCGTTACGGTCCTGAACCGAGCGAAGCTCATTACGGAACTCGTCAAGCTCCGAACGCTTCTCCTGGCCGCCGCCAGCCGGATTTACCAGCTTGCCCGCGCGGTCGAAAAGGTCGCGCGACTCTGCCTCACGCTCGCCGTCCTCAACCGCAGCCCGCGCCTCAGCGGTCTTCGCCGCAATCTCAGCGTTAAGCTCAGCGCCGCGCCGCTCCTTGTCCGCATCGGTCAGCGTCTTGTCATCGTTAACCGAGCGAAGCTCAGTAACCAGCTTGGCGCGCTCCTCAAGCGCAGCCTCAGCCAGTGCCTTGTAATCCACTATGGAATCTCCTAGCTAATGGGCCGATATTTGCCCAACACGAAATGCCCTGACCGCTTGCATTCGCGGCAGGGCTGATTAACGGTTGTGAGTGGTTTCTACCGGCTCACTAGATATTCAAGAGACGCGCACGCAACAGAAGGTCGTCTGCGTCGAAATCGGGGATATCAAGACGAGTGGATTCGTCAGAAACGCCGTCGCGCTCTTCGTCCGGCTCAAGCTCAATCCCAAGGGCCAGGGCCCGAAGGTTTACCTCAACGTCTTCCAGCTTCACTCCCCGCTTCTCAGCAAGGCGTGTAAACGCTGCCCGCTTAGCAACACCAGAAGTGGAGTCCTCATACGCCGGATAAGTAACCGGCGAAACATCGAACAGCTGAATTTCCTTCAGCGTCCGCAGAATATTGCCGTCCTCGTCCTCATCCCACGAATCACCATCGGGGCCGACGACACGGAAACCGAAGCTCGACTGAGTAACGTCGCCACGTTCCATAGCGATAGCCAGGTCACGGACGTACGACTGACGAAGGTCACCGTCAATCTCGTAATGAGTACCGGTCTCGTCATTCGCCAGCTTCAGAGTGCCGCTCTTCGTGCGACCAAGGATCAGGTTCGGGTCATGATTCTGAAGAGCCCGAATATCGCCTTCCTTGATCGTCTTATTGGTCGCACCCTCAGCTACTCGCTCCTTAAAGCCGCCGAGATTCCCGGAGCGGACATTCCACTTAAGGGCGTAGCCCTCAATGGTCAGCTTGTCACCCGCAGTGCGAACCTCAAACTCACTAGGGAGGAAGCGACGCTCAAAAAGGTCAGGTCGCATTTTGCTTGTCATCCTTATTCTCACCCGAAGTGGAGTTATCCGGCTCCGGCTTATCTAGCGTCAGCTTCGGCTTAGGCGCGCCTAGCTCTTCGTGATTCGTTGGGCGAAAGAACTTCTTACCCAAGCCCTTAGGCAGCGGAGAAAGATCCTCAAGCGCCCGAACCTCATCAATGTTCATCCAGCCGTTGTTAATGGCGACCGCGTGAGCCTCGTAGCGTTCCTTAGTCTTCGGACGCATACGGGCATCAAAGTTGAATTTGATGTACTGCGGGCCAGCGAGCAGGAACGTAGAAATCGCCTGCTCAATCCGAATAGCCCACGGCATGAAAGTGTCTGAGACCAGCGCCGAGCGCTGTTCCTCAATCCCAGTTCCCCACGTGCTGGTAATAGTCGGGTCCACGATGAACGCGGGCACGCGGTACAGCAGCGCAATTTGGGTATTCTGGAAGCGCCGCGAGTCAAGGAACTGAGCCTGCTCCGGAGTGATCGTGATCGGCTTGAAGCTCGCGCCACCAGTCAGCACACCTACGGCATGCGAATTCTTGATGCCGGAGTGAGTCTTACGGAACATCTCCCGCAGTAGCCGAGCCTCGTCCGGCTTAGGAGAGCCAGGGTGCTCAATGATCCCGGCCATTGTGGTTCCCTGAGAGAAGAACCGCCCGCCGTATTCCTCCATCGTGAGCCCAAGGCCGATAGCTTCCCTGGCTACGTCGATAGGAGACAGTCCGCGCGAAACTCCGCCGACCGTGAAAGCCGGAATGTGGAGAATCCACGAACGGTCGTATTCGCCGTTCTCAAGCGGGCCCTCAGTGCCAGCCACGCGGTAGCGGTTATTCCCGCCCGGTCCGTCGATAATCTGAACATCGCCCGGATGCAGGCAGTACAACGCGACCACGTTTCCCCGGTCATCCCGAGCCGTGAAAATGAAAGCGTTACCGTCGCTCAGCAGCGAGATAACTACGCGGTGCCAGAAGTCCACAGCCGTCTGATAAGGGTTCGGCTGCTTAATCCACTTAGGCGTTTGCGCAGCCGGGACCGACTCCTGATAGCCGTTTGTCTTACGGTAGTGATCAACCGGGAGCGTTGAAACGCCGTCAGCGATATAGGACTGACAAGCGTAGACGGCAATCATGCGCGTAGCGCTAGCCTGACTGACCCGCTTCCCGGCTGCCGTCTTAAACGCGCCGGTCAGTGTTGGGAAGTCACGCTCCCAGAGGGAAGCCGGGGAGTCCGTGTAAACGGTCCGCTTCTCAAGAAAGGATCGCAGACCCATTACTCATCCCTCGTAAGAATCGGGCGATCAAGCGCCCAGCCGACTAGGAACACCAGAACGGCGAACCCGAGAATTACCAGCGGGGGCCAGACAAACCACAGAAAACCGATGAATGCCAGGATGCCCAGCACTTGCAGTACGAAAGCCACTGGGCCCCCTCAATCGTCGTCGTCATCAATTGGTCCGCCGCGCCATGCGGCTAGGAATTCGTCAAGGCCGTCACGGTCAGGCCCTGGCTCATCGTCAGCCAAGTCGTCCATGCGGATAAACGTCACTTCAGGTACTTCCTCGACCGGAACATTCGCCACGAACAGAGCGTTAAGCGTGGCCGCGATACCGTCGATCTTTTCGCCAGACTTCGCCTTAGACGGCTTCATAAGACCTTCACCGGAAATATCTAGCTCAACGTTGTCTGCTTGCCAGCGCAGAACAGGATTCCCGCCGTGGTAGAACGTGCGGTCAGCCAACAGGCTTTCAAGCCGTTTACACGGATCATTGAGTCGCGTAGCCGATTGCTGAACCTTGATGCCCAGCTGGCCCGCGTCCTCAAGGTGATACACAACCTGAGTTGCGTTCCACTGGTCATAGCCGAACGATCGGACACGGAACGTTTCGCCGTCCTCGAATATGTGACGCTCGATAGCGTCATAGTCGATCGTCTGGCCCTCAATGACCGTGATGTATCCAGCGTCTTCCCAGCCCTTGAAATGCTCTTGCATAGGCGCACGGCGCTCGACAGCCGCGCGAGGGATGAAGAAATGAGGCAGGACGGTAAAGCCGTCCGCCTTCTCATCATCAGGCGACCCGGGGAACAGCAGAACCCAAGCCGTGAAGTCGGACGTAGAAGCCAGGTCTAGGCCGCCGTACGCGGCCCTTCCAGCGAGTTTCTCCCGCAGGGTAGCCGGAGGTATGGCCGGTCGCCCGTTCTCGTCCCAGATGCCCATATCGAGCCAGCGGTTAGCCTGACTCGTCCACTGGTTCAACCGGAACACGCGGAAAGCGTTCTGAGAGCTAGGACGATCCTTCGCCTCTTCAGCCTCGGCTCGAAGGTTATTGATATTCAGGAAGGAACCGAGAGCCGGATTCGCGTAATACCAACCAGTGCCCTTCGGATGCTCAGCAGACGGAGGCTCGCCCTCAACCTGCCAATCCCAGTCCTTCGGGAGATTCCGGAGGAACGTGAATCGAGCCGGGTCCATATTCGGGTCAAGCTCGACGCGCTGCGAATACTCATGCTCTTCCAGAGCGAACGCCGCAGTCGTGTAAGCGGCAGTCGTGATACAGCACATGATCGGCTGACGCCGGGTACCGAAACCCTGACGCATAGCGTCAAAAAGGTGACGGTCCTTCTGAGTCAGAACCTCATCCATGATCACGGCGCTAGGGTTAGTGCCCAGCGCGCCGCCAGCGTCACCCGGCAGAACCGCCAGGACGCCATTCGTCTTACGGTCGATAATCCGCTTACGCGAATCCACGATTTCAATTCGGGAGCCGATCAGCGGTGACAGCACCGGAGACAGCTCAACCATGCGCTTAGCGACATTGAAAACCAGGGATGCTTGATCCTTGTCAGCCGCTACGCAGTAAACCTCGGCGGATTCCTCGCCGTCAGCGAAAAGGAAGTACAGAGCCAGGGCGGAAGCAATCTCGCTCTTGCCGTTCTTCCGGGCCATTTCGATCCACGCTAGGCGGTACTGCCTGACCCATTCGTTGTATTGGTCATCCCAAGCGATAGTGCCGAACATTGGACGAATGATTTCGTCCTTCTGCCAGTCGTCCAGGATGAACGGCTTACGCGCGTGACGGCCCTTCGTGTGGACACAAGCACCCTCAATGAAGTTGACCGCATCTAGGGCCCGCTTCTCATCCCAGCGGAAATAGCCCTCACGTGGCTCAGCGGGAGCGTGCGGAGCAATCGGGAGATCCACTCCGCATACCTCCTATTTGCTCTTGTTAGGCTTACTCTTGCTCTTCTTCACCAGCTGGTCAGTCTCACGCTGGATACGGCGCTTCTGAGCGCTGTCAGGGGCCCTCAGGAACGCTCCACGGAGCCGACGAATCTCAGCCTCATCCTTGTCAGCCACGATCCCCCTCAAGTCGTTTAAACCCTGCCCACGATGGAACAGGGTGGATTAAGCTCCCTCGTCAGGACTCGAACCTGAAACCCACGCCTTAACAGGGCGCTGCTCTACCAATTGAGCTACAGGGGAAAGTGACGCGCTCAGACGGGACGGTAATTCGGCATCGTTCCCGAATCGGACTCCCCTGTTTCCCGGCAGCCTCCGAATAGGCCGCGTCATTCCTTGCCGGGGGGGGTGCCTTGCTCAGACCATCGGACTCATCTCCTAGGGGCGTTTAAACGTCCAGACGGCAGGAATCGAACCTGCGCACATTGGCTGGCCTAGCCTGCTCTGCCTCTGAGCTACGTCCGGGAGTCCGCTGCCTAGGATTCGAACCTAGGACCCGACGATTAAGAGTCGCCTGCTCTACCAACTGAGCTAGCAGCGGAAAAACCTAGGCAGTCCCGGAGGACGCCTAGGAACTAGAAAGCGGAGGTCCGGGTTTTTGACGTACCGGCCTTGAGGCTAAGCGGCGCTCCGCGCGCCCCGCCTTAAGGGGAGACCAGGGCCGGAGCTAAGCGGCCACCATTCCGCCCCGCCCAACAGGGCATGGCTACAACGGCCTTGGTCAATCCCCAGCGCCAGGAAGGGAGGAACCGGCGCTAGCTAATCAGCCTCAGAGCGGCAGCCTGCGGCGTGCCGTCATCCTTGGCGGGAGAATCATCCTCAGTGCCACCCTTAACGGCGAGCCTCGCTCGGTCAGCCGGAGAAAGCCCGAACCGCGTACCGAACTTCAGCATTCCGTCTAGGGAATCCTTGGCTACTTGCATAGCCGGATTCTTTACCGGGCCCTGCCGACCCTCAATGATGATTCCGTGATCCTCCACATAACGCATTGCTTCGTAATACGTTCCCCACGATTCGCAATACGCTTGGAAGTAACTACGGTCAACCTTCGTTAAAAGGCCGAGGCGGTAAAGCTCGGGAGCTAGCCTATTCCACTCTGCGAAAGCCTCGCCCTTAAGCTCAGGCGGACAATGCGTAGTCGTCTTCTCATTACCCTTATCGGGGGTCGGCTCTTCGCCGACTTCCCGTTGCCCAGGATTACCCTGCAATTCCTTGACGACGGTTGGCTTAGGTGGCCGTCCGGGGAACCCTCCCGCCATTTATCCAACCTCCCTCATGGATATTCAGTCATCCTCAGCATTATTCATGGATATTCATTCACCCCCGGCCCTATTTGCACAGAGCCTAGGGTTTTGCAGACGTTCACACGGAGC